AAACGGCCACTTAGCTAATACAGCAAGTGGCCGTTTTTTGTTGGGAGAGGTTCTAGGTAGCAAATAGGTAGCAAAATAAAAACATTGGAAGGGAGGTAGCTAATGGCAATGTCATCGCAAAAGCTCACCCGCTTCACCTACCGCCTACGCCAGGATAAGAACGGCGACCATTACGCCTGGTTTGAAATCCGCTCACAGAACCGGCGCGCCAAGATCGGCTTACTACCTTCAGAAACCGATGAGCTATGGATTACCTACGCTGAAATGCCTTATTCCATGGCGCATCTGTCGATGATCGAACCTGGGATGCCCACCGAAAACCCATATTAGAAATGCTTGCCGCTCACTACCTCACGCCGTTTAGCTAGGCAATGCAAAAACTGCATAAATCTGCGTGAAAACGCATAAAAACAACACCCCTTATAGCCACCCTGCCGCCCAGCACTGGCGCGGTCTGAGTGCCTGCCGCAGGGGTGCATAAAAACCACTACATTTAGCGCGCGGGCGGGGCGGGGTGACGATGGCGCGGCGTGGGTAAGAACTTTGCTGAGGGATCGTATCCTAGCAATACGAAACACCAGGGAATAAGAACAAATCGGAGCGGCATAGCATCTACTTAAACAAGAAAAACAGTACGCGAGGGACTTATGCGATTATCAATCATTGCACTTGCAGCATTTACTCTCACAGCATGTGCCACAGCCAAAGAAACCTATACACCCAGCGGAGAGAAGGGCTATACGATTGATTGCTCTGGAAGCGCCGGTAATTGGGGAATGTGTACTCAAAAAGCGGGAGAATTGTGTGGTTCGAGTGGCTACTCCATCCTTGGCCAAGTCGGCGACCAATCAACCATGGTGACATCTAACCAGTACGGAACACATGCAACGCCTGTCATGAATCGGTCTATGGTTATACAGTGCGGTAACAAATAAAAGCCGCCCTTCTTCAGAGCGGCTTGTTGGTTATGGTTGCGAGACTAGCGGTTAGAGATGATCAACTCGCCCCGTGGTTCAGTTGTCTGCTGGCCTACCGTGTATCGAATTTGAGTGGTGCGGATCGTTAGCCCTTTGAATGCATCGCGCATCTCCGGCGTGTCGTTGACACTAATCACAAACTGCCCCTGCCCTGTTCGGGCTAGCTCGCCCATCCGGTAGTACTCCTCAAGCGGGAAGTCACAGCCGTATCCGGCCGTGCCCCAGTATGGCGGATCGAGATAGAACAGCGTGCCTTCCCGATCATAACGCTGGATGCACTCTGCCCAATCCAGATGCTCGACTACAGCCCTGGATAAGCGTAGATGGGCATCACTGAGATCTTCCTCAATGCGCAGCAGGTTCATGCGCGGCGGTGATACTGCAGAGGTGCCAAACGTTTGGCCGCTGACCTTGCCACCGAACGCCAGCTTCTGCAGGTAGAAGAAACGCGCCGCCCGCTGGATATCGGTTAGGTGGCGTGGGTCGATCTCTTTTTGAGTGAGATACTCTTCACGGCTAATCAGCCCCCACCGGAACTGCTTCACCAGTTCATCAGGGTGGTGCTTCACGATGCGGTAGAGGTTAACCAACTCCCCATGCGCATCGTTGATTACTTCCACCTTGCTGGGTGCTTTCATAAAGAAGAGCGCTGCCCCACCGCAGAACGGTTCCACATAGGCAGTATGCGGTTTAAACAGCGGTAAGATCTGTTTGGCCAAGCGTCGTTTGCCACCCATCCAGGCAAAATCGGTCGATTCATCATCCTTGAATACCTGTTCATATATACAGTTTTAGAGTATAGTTTTTTTATCGCTTGCGGGGCCGGATGCTCCCTTTGTTTCAAGGATGAAAAAGCGATTAGCGCCTGGAATGCCAGGCGCTTTTTTTATGCCTGAAGATCCAACAAATACGGATCGAACCTCACCACCTCTTCCCCTACGTGCTCGTTAATCTCTTTGAATGTGGCTTGGAGTGGCTCTAGCTCGTTGGCCACATATACCTTGGCGGCTTTTTCCGCGTCACCAAATCCGGCGGCATTTTGCGGCACCACGCCCATTAGCTGTGGGGGGATGCGGTGCCCTGCCAGCTGGTCGTCGCGGGTGATGTTTTTGATGTTGTAGAACTCGTCTTTCGCCGCGACCTCTGAGACCGGGATGATCTGCACCCCGTCCTTTTTGCCCCTGGGGGAGTAAAGGAACAGGTTGCGGAAGTTGCCCGGGCCTTTACTGTTTTTCAGCGCTTTGCGCATGTCGTCGATGTCTTTTTGATCGTGGGCCGGGTCGTTGACGTACATGATGAAGCCCGCGTGGCTGCCGTTCAGGTAGTAGCGGCGGCGAAACAGGGTGGCGGATTCATTGAGCCAGGCGCTTTGCAAGCTGCCGATATAGTCCGGCACGCCATAGATGGTTTGATCAATATCCGGCTCTAGCAGGTGAACGGTTCGCCCTTCGGGCAGCTCCACCCGCTCCATGTAGTTGGGTACCCACCAATAGCGGTCATTCTCACCGCGACGCATATACTTGGCGCCTCGATGCTGCAAACCCAGCCGCCGCCCTAACCGCCCGCGCACATCCTCAAGGTAGCCGTTACCAAACACCAGATAGTCCAGAGCCAGTGAGCTAAAGGTGCGGCGATTCAACAGCGGATGTGGAATAAAGGTTTTCAGCAGAATATTGCGCTTAACCTGCAAGGCGCTGCCGTGGTGGGCGGTGGCCCGGTAGCTCTTGGCCAACACACTTAGCGGGATCGGCGGCTCATACCACTCATCCGGCGTTAGCCACACCCCCTCATACCAAACATCACGCATGCTGGTGACCGGCTCCGGGTCGCCAAAAGTGAACGCCTCCATACGGCCACTGTCGGTGGCCACCGCCGGGGCGGTATCGTTTTGAACCTGATACGCAGGCACGCGAATGCGCGGCTTGGCCGCCGCGGTGTTAGTCGTCATCGTCGGAAAACTCCATGATGGAACGCCCAGCGCCTTCACTGGCTGGGCCGTCGAGTGGCTCAAAATGTAGGGCGTGCATCGTTGCCCACGCCAGGTCGGCGTGGCCGGTCGCTTTGCTGCGGCCGGAAACATAGGTGAACTGGCGGCCGCTGCCGGTCAGCTCTTTTTTGATCGCCATAAAGGAGGCGGCCAGATCCGACCAGCCCGCATCAAATTCCAGCCGGTCTTTGCGCATGATCTGCTGGGCTTGCAGCACCATTGAGGTTTTTAGTGAAACGTCATAGCGGTAGCGCACCACCGTGGGGAACCACTTCTCAACGTACTCGGCCACCGCGCCGCCGATGCCGGTGGTGTCGATACCAATGTGACCAATGTTGTATTTGTCGCGGAAAGATTCAATAAAGGCGGCCTGATCCTCGTAGTCCTGGCCTTTGAGCCGGTGCCGCTCCAATACCCGGTGCTTTTCGTTGCTCGAGCGCGCGGGTAGAACTACCACCAGCCCCGCGCCGTCGCCATCTTCGCCGGTACCGGTGGGGTCGTAACCAATCCACACTTCCCGATCGCCCACCGGTCGAGGCGCAAAGGGCCGGTAGTCGTCCCACACTTCCCAACTATCGACCATGCAGCTTTCATCACCGCCAGCGGGAAGGCGCTTTGGCTGTCATCGACAAAGCCACACATCAGCAGGTTGTCGAATTCTTCCGGCGAGTACTCCATGCGCAGCTGCTCAAGATCGAACAGATCACAGCCACCCTCGATAGCATCCAGCACCGTCACGATCTGCCGCCAATGGCCATCCGGCACAGCTTGCCGTTCTTCAGCGCCTCATGGCTGACATCAAACTCGGCGCGCTCGGATTTTTTACGCCGCTTGTTGAACAGCTCACCGTTCCAGAACGGATACCCCTCATGGCCAACGCTGGAAGGCGTACTGAAATACGTCTGCCGCCACTTCTTATGCATGGCCATGCCAGACGTAACCTTCCTGAACTCGGCAAAGCGATGAATCCAGAAGTACTCATCCAGATAAACATCACCGTGATAGCCCTGGGCGGTTTTTGAGTTGGTACCCAGGAAATGCAGCTCGGCGCCGTTATCCAGAACAATCGGATCACCTTTAAGCTCCACATCGCACACCTCTTTAACGAACTGCACGATGTAGTTGCGGAAGATATGCGCCTGGGCGCGGCTGGCAGAAAGGAAGATCTTGTTGCGCCCGGTTTTGAACGCATCGACGATCGCTTCCCGGGCGAAGTACCAGGTGGCCCCAATCTGGCGGCTTTTGAGAATGTTACGGATGCGGTGCTTCTGGCCCGCTTCCAGCCACACCGCCTGGTACTCAAACAGCGATTCCAGAAACGCCGCATCCAGCGCCTCGACCTGCTCTTCTTCCAAGGCATTACGCCGGGGCTTCTTCTTCGGCCCGGCATTACGGCGCTCGATATTGGGATTTAGATCCGCCTCGCTGCCGCTTTCGTGATACTTGCGAATCCTGGCCAGCCGCTCAATCTGCCGACCCAGCAAGTCAATTTCCTTGTAATCGACCGGCTCTTTTTTCGGCTTGGTGATGAGCTGCACCATGCGCGCTTCAATCGAGTGTTCTACCCGTTCGGTGGGCGTTAGATCATCCCAACGGTCGCGCGCCTTCCAGCTGTGAATGGTGGCGGGCTTCTCACCAATAAGCTTGGAAATATGCGAAACCCGCCACCCCTGCCAATACAGGTGGCGGGCGGCCATACGTGGGGATTCTTTAAGTTCGATGGGAGCTGTCGTCGTCATGTCGCCAGCGTACCCGCCGCGCGCGAAGCCCACGCCTGCCGCGCCTTGTGCTAGCCCGCCCGCACAACGCGCAACCGTTGAGCCAAAACGCTTACACGCGGAACCTGAGCGCACATCAACCGCCGCCCCGCTCAGGAAGCCCAACATGTCTGGAAAAACTAAAAAATTCCGCGTCGCCACCGAAGGCGCAACCACCGACGGCCGCGAGATCCAGCGCGAATGGATCGAGCAGATGGCCGCCAACTACGACCCCAATAAGTACGGCGCCCGCGTCTGGATGGAACACATCCGCGGCATGACGGCCGACAGCGTCTTTAATGCCCTCGGCGATGTGCTCTCCGTAGAAGCCCGCGAAGTCGAAGACGGCAAGCTGGCACTGTTCGCCGAGATCGACCCCACCGACGAACTCAAAGCGATTAACAAGAAACGCCAAAAGGTCTACAGCTCCATCGAAGTAAACCCCAAGTTTGGCGACACCGGCGAAGCCTACCTGGAAGGGCTGGCGGTCACCGACTCCCCCGCCTCGCTGGGTACCGAGATGATCAAGTTCAGCCGCGAAGCGGGCGATGCCTCGCCACTGGCCAGCCGCAAGCAGCACGCCGAGAACGTATTCACCGAAGCGGTAGAGATTGAACTCGACTTCAGCGAAGAGAAACCACCGGCCGCCGATGGCCTGAAAGCCAAGATCGCCGCGCTGTTCAGCCGCCAGGACACCAAAACCGCCAAAGGCTTCGAAACCTTCCGCACCGAACTGGAAGGCACCTTGGAAGTGGTCGCCGAACACTACAACGCCCTAGCCGACGAACTGGAAGCGCGCCCCACCGCCGACCAGTTCAGCCAGCTGCAAACCGCCCATGACGATCTGAAAAAACGCTTCGAGGATCTTTACACCCAGCTCGACAACACGCCGGACACCTCACGCCGCGCCCCCGCCACCGGCGGCGAGGCCCAGCTAACCGACTGCTAAGCGCTGGCCGCACCCGACAACGCCACCACCTCAAGGAAACCCAATGCGCAACGATACCCGTAAAGCCTTTAACGCCTTCAAAACTCGGTTAGCCCAGCTAAACGGCGTCGACAACACCGGCGAACAGTTCAACGTCGAGCCCAGCGTCCAGCAGACGCTGGAGAGCAAGATGCAGGAATCCAGTGCCTTCCTGGGCCAAATCAACGTCATTGGCGTGGATGAGATCAAAGGCCAGAAAGTCGGCCTGGGCGTCTCCGGCCCCATCGCCGGTCGCACCAACGTCGACGAAAAAGACCGCAGCACCCGCGATGTCACCGAGCTAAGCGATACCACTTACGAATGTGTCAGCACTGAATTTGATACCCACATTCGCTGGGCACAGCTGGACGCCTGGTCACGCTTCCCGGATTTTCAGGCGCGCATCCGCAACGCATCATCAAACGCCAGGCGTTGGATCGCATCATGATCGGTTTTAACGGCACCAGTGCCGCCGTGGAAACCGACCGCACTACCCACCCGATGCTGGAAGACGTCAACAAAGGCTGGCTGCACCACTACCGCACTCACGCCCCTGCCCGCGTACTCACCGGTGGCGCCACGGCGGGCAAAGTCATCGTTGGCCCGGCGGGCGACTACAAAAACCTCGACGCCCTGGTGTTCGATGCGGTGAGCGAAATGATCGACCCCTGGTTCCGGGAAGACACCGCCCTGGTGGCCATCATGGGCCGCAAAATGCTGGCCGATAAATACTTCCCAATGATTCAGCAGTTTGCCGAAACACCCAGCGAAGCACGCGACCTCGACATGATGGTCAGCCAAAAGCGCGTCGGTGGCCTGCAAGCCGTGCGCGCCCCCTTCGTGCCCGACGGCTCCCTGTTGATCACCTCACTGGCCAACCTCTCGCTCTACTGGCAGTTGGGCAGCCGCCGCCGTCATGTCATCGACAACCCCAAGCGCAACCGCATCGAAAACTACGAATCCAGCAACGACGCCTACGTGGTCGAGGATTACGGCTTCGGCTGCCTGGTTGAAAACATCGAACTGACAGAAGCCGAATAAGGGGAACCGATGAAAAGCCCAGCCCGTAAACACTACGAGCAAGTGACCGCCGCGAAAGCGGCGGGCGCTGCCACCCCCGGCCAGCAGCAGGCAGGCGAGCAGTACGAGCTCCACGCCGCTGCGCTCTATGACGCCACACGCACGCTGAAAAGCATCAAATCGATCCAAGCCAAAATCGAGAAAAAGCGCGAGCTGCTGCCCGACTTTCTGCCCTATGTGGAAGGCGTATTAAGCGAAGGCAACGGCGCCAAAGACGACGTGCTCATGACCATGATGGTCTGGTGCATCGACGTGGGGGATTTTGAAAAAGCCCTCGCCATTGGAGCCTATGCCGTGAAGCACAACATCGACACCCCCGACCGCTACGCCCGGGACACCGTCAGCATCCTGGCCGAAGAGATCGCCGAAGGCGTCAAAAGCGCTTGGCCAAGGAAGATGCCGACGCCGATGCGCTCGCCAACGTCATGGCCCGCGCCGCCGCCATCGTGGATAACCACGATATGCACGATGAGATCAAAGCCAAGCTGCACAAGACCTACGCTACGCCCTGCGCGCCGCCGAAGATACTGAAGGCGCGCTTGATCAACTCAAGGCCGCGTTAGCGCTGGATGAACGCATTGGCGTCAAGCAAGACATCCAACGGCTGGAAAGCCAACTCAAAAAACAGGGTGGCCAGGCCAAGGCCTGACACCAACCGAGTCGCACCCCGACGGCAAGGGGGCACCGCCCAGCAAGGCTTTTAGCCTCGCGCGAAGCGGTCCACCCCCTTCTTAATCCAGTCGGTAACAACAGGTCGCCATTATGCTTGGCCACAGCACCAACCCACCCAGCCCCACGCTGGACGTCATCATCAACAACGGCTTCTGGCCGGATATCGACCCCAACGAATTCCGCGAAGAGGAGCGCGTGCACAACGTCACGCCGCCGCGCTTACGCCAATCACTTCGCGCCGCCGTGGCCGATGTTAACCGCCAGTTGGCCAACTATCAGCACGCCCACCAACAAGCCGGCCGCATGGCCTGCGATGCCATACCACCGGAACCCTGGCAAAGCCCCGGCGATATCCAACTGCTCTACCTGCGCGCAGTTTACGCCCAGGCCCAGGCGGATCTCCTGGAGCGCTACCGCGACGCCTCCGCCACCGGCAAAGGCGACGAACGCGGCGAAGCCAAAGACCTGGCCGCCGATGACTACCGCGCCGATGCCCGTTGGGCTATCGCCGAACTCACCGGCCGCAGCCACACCACGGTCGAGCTGATATGAAGCGCACCGTGTACGCCCACCAGGGTGAAACGCTGGACGCCCTGCTTTACCGCGTATACGGCAAAACCGCCGATATCACCGAGCAGGCGCTGCAGCTAAACCCGCACCTGGTTAATCAAGAGCCAGTCCTGCGCGAAGGGACGCCGGTCACGCTGCCCCCTCCACCGGAAGCACGCGACACCACCCAACCGCCCATCCAGCTTTGGAACTAAGCGACCATGAGCCACCCGTATGAAATCACCACCGAGAGCGTCAAAGCCGCCCCACCGGCCATCGTCTCCCTACTGCATATGGGCGGCATGACGCCCGCCGACTGGGTCACGGTGCTCACGCTGCTCTATCTCGCGCTGCAAATCGGCCTGCTATTGCCGCGCTACTTAAAGCGCATCCGTCACTACCTAGAGGAGCGCCGCCGTGAGTCTTAAACGCCGCCTTGCCATCGGCGCGACAGCCGGTGCGCTCAGCCTTGCGACCGCCGTGGTCTCCTATTACGAAGGCTACCAGCCCACCGCCTACCGCGACCCGGTTGGCGTGCCCACCATCTGCTTTGGTCACACCGCCACCGCACGCATGGGGCAAACGCTTAGCCAGGAACGCTGCACTCAGCTTCTGCAGGCGGATCTTGGCCACGCCTTTTCGGCGGTGGATCGCCGTGCCCAGGTGGATCTGCCGCCGCCCACCCGCGCCGCGCTCGCCTCCTTTGTTTACAACGTGGGGGAAGGCGCCTTTGCCCGTTCCACCCTGCTGCGAAAACTCAACGCCGGGGATCTACGCGGCGCCTGCCACGAGCTAAGCCGCTGGGTATACGCCGGTGGCAGAAAGCTAAACGGCCTGGTCAAACGCCGCGCCACGGAACTCGAACTGTGCTTGAAAGGCATCGAGCAGGAGCCGCGCCATGACCCGCCTACTCACTGCCCTGGCCATTCTGCTGTTGGTGGTGCTGGTCACCTGGGCGCTTTGGCAGCGCAGCAACGCCGCGGATGCCCGCGCCGAACTGGCCGAACAGCAGCTGGCGGAATCCCACTACCGGGAACAAAAAAGCCTGGTGATTATTGATGCGCTTTGGGAGAACGCCCGCCGTCTGGAAGCCCAACGCCGCACCCTGGCAGAACAGCAGGCCGCGCTTAGCCATACCGCCGCCAACCGCTTGGCCACCATAGAGGAACTGCAACGTGAAAACGCCACGCTACGCGCTTGGGCCAACACTCACCTGCCTAGCGCTGTTATCCGCCTGCGCAAGCGCCCCGCCGTCACCGGTGCCAGTGATTACCATCAATCAGTGCGCGACGCCGAGCCCCTGCAGCCTGCCCGCGAGTAACCCGCAAACCAACGGCGAGCTGCACCTGCAGTTGGAAAGCACCGAAGCCGCCTGGGCACAGTGCGCCGCCGAAGTGGATGCCATCATCCTTTGCCACAGCGAAGCACCGCAATGATCAAACTCCAATCCCTACGCCAACACCTGCTCGCCTCTATCCCAAAACTAAAGCGCAACCCCGAGCAGCTCCATACCTTCGTCAATGACGGCAAGATCAAATTTGCGCGGGGCCAGAACCTGAGCCACCAGTACACGGTCGACGCCCAAATCATCATCACCGACTACAGCGGCTCACTCGATACGGTGATGGTGCCGCTACTCCAATGGCTCAACAGCTACCAGCCGGATCTCGACCCCGATGAAGCCGTTCAGCTGGAAGCTGAAATTCTCAACAACACCCACTGGGATCTCGCCCTCACCGTCCGCCTAACCGAGCGTGTCGTCTCAAAAGTGAATTGCGACACCGGCCGCATAGACTCCGAACACCGCATGCCGGAATACCCGGTGGACGCCTGCCCGGCAAAAAGCTGGCAGCTGTACGTCAAAGGCCCAAGCGATGCGGAGCACGTACTCAAAAGCGAATGGCAAAGCCCTGGTGGCAGCGAATGAGCGACGACCTCCAGCAGCTGGAAAGCTGGCTAACACCGCTAATCAACAAGCTCAGCCCCAAAGAGCGCCGCGTGCTGGCCCGGGAAGTCGCACGGGATCTACGCATCGCCAACCGCGAACGCATCAAGGCCCAAACCAACCCCGACGGCACGCCCTATGAGCCGCGCTCAGAAATACGCGGGCGAAGCGGCCGCATCCGCCGAAAAGCGATGTTCACCAAGCTGCGCACCGCCAAATACCTGCGCATCAAAACCACGGCAGACACCGCGAGGTGGGTTTCCTGGGCCGCATTAACCGCATCGCCCGTGTGCACCACTACGGTCTGCGCGACCGCGTCGAGAAAGGCGGCCCACAACACCAATACGCCCGCCGCGAGCTGGTGGGTATCACACCGGCCGACCGTGAACGCATCGCCGACAGCGTGCTAAACCACCTTTCACCGCCCGGCCGTTAACCGCTACTTGTCCTGGCTAGTTGGCACAACGCCCACCGCTACCCATCCGCGCGTAACGCCACCACCATTAGCGGCATGACTAACGCCGCCGAACTACTCCGCCTGATACATAACCTGATCCGCTTCGGCACCATCGCCGAAGTCGATCACGGCAACCCGAACGTCGAGCCTGTGCAACCGCCGCGCGTGCGGGTCGATATTGGCGATATGAAAACCGGCTGGCTGCGCTGGATCGAAACCCGCGCGGGCACCACACGCACCTGGTGCCCGCCAACGGTCGATGAGCAAGTCATCGTTATTTCCCCCGGTGGGGATCTTAATGCGGCCGTGGTGCTGACCGGCTTGTTTCGTGACCTGCACCGTGCGCCCAGCGATAACGGCGACCACTTCCACGCGGTGATGCCTGACGGCGCGGTGATCGACTACAACCACGTTGAGCATCATTTGAAGGTCGATATTCCTGGCGACATCACCATCAACGCCAAGGGCGAGATCCGTATCACTGCCACCGGGGATATGTACCTCAAAGGCCGCAACATCTACGAAAACTGAGTTGATAAAAACCAGGGGGATGCATGGAAAGCACGACGAGCAGCGAAGGCGCTATCGACTACAGCAGTCACTTTGACCAGATGATTGAAATCGGCAAGCAGATCCATGAAGAGCTGACGCTGATTCGTGAAGCGTTTTACACCCAGGCGCCCGAAGAAAGCGGCGTTGAACAGGAAGGTGAAAAGCCAAGCCTTGGCCTGCTCGTAGAGCAACAGTTCCAGTTGAAGCAAGTGGCCCAGCAGTTGTTTGAGCACGCCACCAGTGATCAGCTCGGTATTCATACCAGGCCCAAGCCCCCAGGCGATGGCGGCCTAAGCCGCGCCGCCATGATCAACGCGCTCAAACAGTCAGACCAACTCGATAACGTGCGCCAGGAAATGGCGGCCCCCACGCCGCTATAGGAGAACACCATGCCCGCTGCTACCCGCCAAGGCGATATATGTACCGGCCACGGCTCATGCTCACCACGGCCGTCAGTGTCAGGATCACCGAATGTGTTTGTGAACCACATCCCCAGCCACCGCGTGCTGATGCCTGGGCGCGTCACTGCTCTCATGAATCGGTCTTGGCAGCGGGCTCCAAAACGGTATTCGTCAACGGCCGCCCCAAAGGCCGCGTTGGCGACCCGGTCGCCTGTGGTTCGTTGGTGGCCACCGGCTCGCCCAATGTGTTTGTAGGGGGCTAACCATGGCAGGCATGCGCACATCAAACGGCCACCTGGTTAGCGGGCTGGCCCATATCCAGCAAAGCATCCGCGACATTCTCACCACCCCGATTGGCACCCGCGTGATGCGCCGGGAGTACGGTTCGCTGCTGCCGGAACTGATCGACCAGCCGCTAAACGACACCACCTTGCTGCAAGCCTACGCCGCCAGCGTGATGGCCATTACCCGCTGGGAGCCAAGGGTGCGCGTGCTGCGAGTCAACCGTCAGGTGGATGCCAGCCAGCACGGCCGCGCCATGTTGGAGATCGACGCCCAAACCCACGATGGCCAGCGCTTTCACGTCGAGGTGCCGTTTTCATGAGCACGCCCATCGACCTCTCCCAGATCACCCCGCCGGATGTGATTGAGCCGCTTGATTTTGAAGCGCTGCTTAGCGAGCGAAAGGCGCGACTAATCGAACTCACGCCCATTGATGAGCGCGACGATCTCGCGGCCACACTCGCGCTTGAAAGCGAACCGCTCACCAAGCTGCTGCAGGAAAACGCCTACCGCGAACTGCTACTGCGCGAACGCATTAACGACGCCGCCCGCGCCGTCATGCTTGCCTACGCCGCCGGTGGGGATCTCGATCAGCTAGGTGCTAATTTCCAAGTCACGCGTCTAATGCTCGACCCCGGCGACCCCAACGCCGTGCCGCCGTTGCCGCCCACCTTTGAACACGACCGCGACTTTCGCGCCCGCATCCAATTAGCGTTTGAAGGGCTATCGGTGGCCGGGCCGGTGGGCGCCTATCAATTCCACGCCGCCGCTGCACACCCAGATGTGCGCGATGTCGCGGTGGAAAGCCCCGAACCGGTGGATGTGGTGCTCACCGTGCTATCCCGTAAAAACGACGGCATCGCCACCCCAGAGCTACTCGATACCGTGCGCGACTACCTGGAACCTTTCCGGCCACTGACTGACCGGCTCACCCTGCAGCCCGCCGACCGGGTCGACTACATCATCAACGCCACGCTGACCTTACGCCCCGGCCCGGATGCGGAGCTGGTGATCGAGGAAGCCCGCCGGGAGCTAAACACCTACACCGACGCCCGCTACAAGCTGGGCACCTGGGTAACCCGCTCCGGCATCAGCGCCGCGCTCACGGTGCAAGGCGTGGAAAACGTCACCGTGCATAACTGGCAGGATCTACGCAGCCAACCCCACCAAGCGCCCCGCTGCACCGCGATTCATCTAGCAACGGAGCGGCTGCCATGATGCACCTATTACCGCCCAACCGTAGCCCGCTGGAAGCCCGCGTTGCTGCCTCGCACCCGCTGGCCCTGCCGGTACCGCTGCGCACTTTATGGAACCCGGCCACCTGCCCGTCGGAACTGCTGCCGTTCCTCGCCTGGGCGTTTTCAGTCGACGTATGGGAAGCCGATTGGCCAGAGGCCACCAAGCGCGCCGTGATTGCCGAAAGCTTTGCCGTGCACCGCATCAAAGGCACCCGGCTGGCGGTCGAAAAAGCCCTGGCCGCAATGGGTATCACCGTCACGCTCACCGAATGGTTTGAGCAGCAACCGACTACCAAGCCAGGCACCTTTCGCGCGCGGCTGCACCTTAACGACAACCGTAAAGTGGCCGACCAACTCAGCGGCACCTTTTACCAGCAGATTCACCACGCCATTCAAAGCGCCAAGAACCTGCGCAGCCACTACGATTTTGACCTTTCCGCCCAGTTCGGCCCCAGTCGCATTGGCGTGGCCAGCGCCCAACGGGCGGCGGGAGTAGCGCGCAACGATGCCCGCCCAACCCAACCGCCACTTGAGATCGCCGCCAACGTGGCCGTGACAGCAACGCATGAGGCCGGTGCACTGACTCGCCGCGCGGCACAGGCAACGGCGGACGCCACGCTTGCTCCGGCATGGCTCGCCATTATCAGTGCCTGCCGTGGGCTGGCCGTCACGCGTCGGCTCATGGCCAACGCACCTGATACCGACCTGCCTGATTCTGTGGCCCAAGCAAACCTCCCGGCGACTTCGCTGTTAGTCGCCGGTGCTTATCGCGGGCTGGCCGTCACTCGTCGGCTTATGGCCAACGCACCTGATACCGATCTACCCGATTCTGTGGCCCAAGCCAACCTCCCGGCGGCTTCGCTGTTAGTAACCGGTGCCTGCCGCGGATTTGCCGTTACTCATCACACCATGGAGAGCACCACATGACAGCGCTGGTACCCGTTATTACCACGGCAGGCCTCGCCGCCGTATTCAATGCCGAGAGCGATGGCCTGGCCGCACGAATTACGCATATCGCCATCGGGGACAACGCCCGCAACCCCAGCAAGAACGAATTCAAGCTGGTTAACGAACGCAGGCGCGTCAGCATCGCCGATGGCCAACGCGTTAGCCCCCACCAAATTCACCTCACCGGCGTAGTGGATGGCGATGGCCCCGAGTTTTGGGTGCATGAAGTGGGGTTCTTTCTGGAAGACGGCACCCTGCTCGCCGTCTGGTCTGATTCCCAGCCGCTAGCCTACATCTCCAACGCGGTACCGCTGCTGCTGGCGTTCGACCTGCGCCTCGATGCCCTGCCCGCTGAATCCGTCACGGTGGAAGGCACCGGCGCGAATCTCTCGCTGGCCGCCTGGGGCGAGCAGTACACCGCCAACGCGGCGGCCATCGTTGAGAACATGGCCCGCCAGGTCAATCTGCTTTATCGCGTGCATGAGTTAGAGAAACGCCCATGAGCAACCAGGCCCCCACGCTCTCCATGGTCGCCGGTACCACCTACCGCTTTAGCGCGACCTGGGCAAGCGATGACCCCAGCGCCGCGCCGGTGGATCTCACCGGTTGCGAAGCCACGTTCGTGGTGGCCACGACTCAGGGCACGGCGCTGCTCACCTGCGAAACCGGTAACGGTATCGAGCTGGTACCCAGCGAAGGTGGCATCAACGTGCATATCCGCCCCGAGCAAACAGCGGGCGCCGTATCGCCGGAGTGGTCGGGCGCCCGTTATGAGCTGCGCATCACGTTCCCGTCCGGTGATGTGTACAGCCTACTGTGCGGCCACTTCCAACTAACGCCGGGGGTGATCCATGGCTAACGCTACCCGCTTAATCATCACCATGGCCGCGCGCTCGGTCACTGTTCACCTGCCCGCACCGCAGCGTTTCCAAGTGATTAGCCACGGCACGCAAGGCCCGCCCGGCACCCTTTCGCCAGAGATCCTTGCCCAAGTGGATGAAGCCCGCCACGCCACCCAGCAGCTCGGCAGCATGATGGCCGCGCTCACCGACGCCATTAGCTATCACGCGGCATGATCGCCGCCCAGGAGGACGCCACAAAATGAGCTTTGATGAAAACCTCATCGCCCTGCGCCAAGCCGTCACCCATACCCTGGGGGTGATCGACGGCAAGCTGCGCAACAAGGCGAATAAGGCAGACGTGCCCACCATCGAGCAGATCGACCAGCGCTTCAGTGCGCTGGCCGGTAGCGCGCCGGAAACCCTGGACACCCTTGCCGAGCTCGCCGAAGCCCTGGGCAACAACCCCAACTTCGCCACCACCATCACTGAAGAGCTGGCCAAGAAAGCCACCAAGGCCCAGGTCGGTGAAATGGAAACCCAGTTAGGCGAAGCCCTCACCGCCTTAACCGACGCCTTCACCCAAGGCGCCGCCAATATCCAAAACAGCACCACCAACGAACAGGAGGCCACATGAGCCTAGAAACCCAAATCACCGCGCTGGTTAGCGCCGCGAACAATCTCACCAGTGAAGTCGCTAATAAGGTTAAAGGGATTGACGCCGCAGTATTAGCAGCAGTTAAGGCTATTCCTAACTTATCAAAAGATTTTTACGTATCCCCAGACGGCAGTGATACGAATACAGGAACCCTTGAAAGCCCTCTTTTGACGGTTGGCGAGGCTGTCGCCAGAACGCCAGAATCAGGCTCGTGCGCCATACACCTTAAGCCGGGAGCTGTTCATGAGTTTGGGGATCAGAGACAGTTTTTTGGAGTAAAAAATATAACTCTGAGAACGCCTGACATGCTAAACGATGCGAAAGCATCCGTGTATTTCAAAACCTTTGTTAGCTCAGATGGCGGATCAGAAGTACTTGGACTGCGTTGCTCTCATTCGTGCCGACTATCGCTGTTCAATGTAAATGTGGTCACGCCATTGCTGGCAGCCGGAACCACTTATTATCGGCCTTCTCCTAATGGCATTTTAGCGCACAACCACTTTAGCGGTGACGGTAGAGAGCTTCTGATATCACTGTATCGCTCCAAAGCAGAGATAAAAGATCATCCGTTGGTTTCTAGTAGCGGTTTCTTGAGCGTAGCTCTCGCGAACTCAGAAGTTGATGTCGCTGGCCTAGCAGGCTTCGTCTTCAATGCCAGTACTTATAATATTTCAAGAACTGCCACAACGGTTGCTGGCGTTAATAGCTTTGCTGATCTTTTCAAAGGTTTGGATAGTGTTGCTCCTAACTACGTTTCAAACACAACCATTTGACTAAGAGGAAGATAACGATGCTGATTAGCTCAGTTAAACATGACGGCAAAATTTTCGTATCCACCAGCGTTACTGAGTTGAAAACGGCCGGCATTCCTTCTGAAGTAGTAGCTAAAGCGGCTCATACCCAGCTCGGCCGTGATATCGACACCGCCGCAGGTAACGCCCGCGCCGCCTTCGTCAGCCCCGGCAGCTATATCGATCAGGAGTACCTGCTGGCCAAGCAGGAAGCCAGCGAGTGGTTAGCAGGCGGCAAGGATGAAATGGCCATCCCTTCCAGCGTCAGCGACCACATGGCCATGTTTGAGGTCAGCGCCGAAGCTGCCGCCGCAGAGATCGTCGCCACCGCCGAGCAATGGGAAACCGCCCTGCGCGACATCCGCAACTTGCGCCTGGGTGGTAAAGCCACCGTGCAACGCGCCGATACCATCGAAGCCGCAGAAGAGGCGGCCCAGCAAGCCATCGAGCAGCTCAACCGCTACCGGCCGCCGGAAGCGTAACACCAACCCTAAACGAATGAAGCCCGCCAATGTTGGCGGGCTTCATACTTAGGAGCTAGAACGATACGTTACCTAACGCCACTGACATGGCTATCGCTTAGCAAAGCATTCATAAACAGCGGATCATCAAACAGCTCATCGAGCGTTTCTTCAATTGCCAATTCTACAGGCCGGGCTAGGTTAGACGCAGACTGGTACTGCAACCCTGTATGCTCAGGGTTGACTGAAATTTCTTTGCTGAACAGCACCTCATCAACCTCTGACACTACCTCGACCTGAACCGTTGAATCGGCGACCGCTTTGCCTGAAAACCAGCCGAAGTGCAAATTAGAGTACAGCTCTAAGATGTCACCTTTAATGGTTAAGGGCGCATCACTCTCCACCACAAAACCTCTCGCCAGCAGTTCCTGCTCAATGGCAGCTTGCACGGACACTTCTATCGGCTCTTCGCTATAGATGGAAGCCATCCCAAAGCCAAAGTTATGGCGCTTATTGCTGATACGGCGCTGATCTTCACGCGCATCGCCAACCACAACATTCACCGCCACCTCCGAGGCACCCTCAACAGCGGAAACATCTGACTGCGGTTCATAGGCTAGCTCATGCGCCTCAGGTATGGCCGCACAGCCGTGCAACAGCGCTAACCCAGCCAACAACCCGATAATTTTCAAGCACTTCATGTGTTCCCCTTACGGCATCATTTTTTAGTTTTGAGGCTTAGTTTGCCGGGAAACCTTAAAGGTAAATTATGGTTAGTCAACTGATTTTGAGCGCATCCAGTGCGCCCACACCATCGAAGCTGCAGCAGAGGCGGGCTACATAATGAGAAAGAATTGTCTATGATCTCTAACACAAAACATTAATTAACTCATCCCTCCGATAAGAACTTTCATCGTCTTCGAGTTTGGCTTTTCAAACCTCAACTTAATACTATGATTATTCACGTCGACAATCACTGGAACTTCTTCACCCACAAAAGTAACCGAAGCAACTTTACTCATCAATGCAGGGAAGTCAAAAATCTTATAGCCTTCATAAAAATTTGAAGAACCAGGCTGAATAGTTAACTCCATTATTTGATAACCATCGCCATATAAAGTATAACAACCAGAATCATTACTCCCTTTTACTACTTTGTTTTCAGTGCCACTAACAGCCATCTTTGCTTTCTTGTAAAGATCATCAATCTGCACCTGAAGCTTACGCCCAACTTCAGGCATTGTCTTCTCAACAGAATGCAAGTCTTCAGCCAACCCCACTCTTATCTTATTTATTGTTTCTAGCTGCATCTCAGTCCCATTGTGCTTAAGGAAAAACTTACTAACACGTCCTTTAAGAAGAAGCACAATAAATATAACTGCGAGCGGCCAAGAAACTCCCTTAATCAACTCTGTATAAAGTTGAAAAAAATTATAAACCCATTCAATTATCAATATATCATCATCCATTAAAATCAGTTTTAAGCGTTATATCATGGCACACCGCTACCTGCTACACCGACCCGCCGAAGTGGCAGGCTTTTTTGTGCCCGCTATTCCCCGCTTTCTGTCCCCCACCCCCCCGCACAACGCCCACCACTACCCTCCCGCGCGAAGGCTGCCCACCATAGCAGCACACCTCAACCGTACCCGTTTGAACCTGCGCAGGAGACAAGCATGGCCCAGGATTACCATCACGGCGTCCGCGTCGTCGAAATTAACGAAGGCACACGCCCCATCCGCACCGTGGCCACCGCCGTTATCGGGCTGGTGGCCACTGGCCCGGAGGCGGATGCCGAACGCTTTCCCCTCGATACGCCGGTGCTGGTCACCGATATTTATTCCGCTATTGGCGCGGCGGGCACCACCGGCACCCTGGCCCGTTCGCTGCGTGCCATTGTCGAAGAAACCCGCGCCCTGTGTGTCGTGGTGCGCGTGGCCGAAGGCAAGACGAAGCCGAAACCACCGCCAACGTAATTGGCAGCGTAACCGGCTACGGTAAGAAAACCGGCATTCAAGCCCTGCTAGCCGCCGAACAGCGCTTTGGCGTTAAACCGCGCATCCTTGGCGTTCCGGAACTGGATGACGAAAACGTCGCCACCGCCCTGATCAGCGTGGCCATCAAGCTGCGCGCCTTCGCTTATGTCGCCGCCCACGGCTGCGAAACTAAAGAAGAGGCGGTGATGTACCGCGAGAACTTCGGCGAACGGGAAGCCATGGTGATCTGGCCCAACTTCCAGAACTTCGACGTTAACGCCCAGGAAAGCCGCCCGCTCTCCGCCGTCGCCAAAGCGCTTGGCCACCGCGCACGGTTGGATAACGAAATCGGCTGGCATAAAACCCTCTCCAACATGCCGGTAAACAGCGTCACCGGCATTACCCACGATGTGTTTTGGGATCTTCAAGACCCCGCCACCGATGCCGGGTATCTCAACGCCGCCGAGGTCACCACGCTCATCAACAAAAGCGGCTTCCGCTTCTGGGGCTCCCGCACCTGCACCGAAGACCCACTGTTCGCGTTTGAATCCTACACCCGCACCGCCCAGGTGCTGGCCGACACCATCGCCGAAGCGCATTTATGGGCAGTGGATAAGCCGATGCACCCCAGCCTGGTGCGCGACATTATCGAAGGCATCAACGCCAAGTTCCGCGAGCTCTCCCGCAAAGGCTACATCCTGGGCGGTGAAGCCTGGTTCGACCCCGAGCTGAACAGTAAGGAAGTGCTGAAGAGCGGCAAGCTCTACATCGACTACGACTACACGCCGGTGCCGCCACTGGAAAACCTCATGCTGCAGCAGCGCATCACCGACCGCTACCTGGTCGATTTTGCCGACCGCATCAACGCCTAACAGGAGCAACTGACCATGGCACTCCCCTACATCCTTAAAGACTTCAACCTGTTTGGCGATGGCAACAACTGGCAGGGCCAAATTCCCGAACTCACTCTGCCCGAGCTGGCCCGCCGCATGGTCGAGTATGAAGGCGGCGGCATGGAAGGCCCGATTGAAGTGGATCAAGGAAACGAACTTCAAACCTTCGAATGGGTCGCGGGCGGCATGATTGTCGATATCTACGACAGCTACGGCAGCCCCATCCACGATGCCGCCATGCTGCGTATGACCGGCTCTTACGAGTCTGACGAAGACGGCGGGATTATCCCGGTCGAGATCGTCATGCGCGGCCGCCATAAAACCATATCAATGGGTGATGCCAGCAAAGGCGATAACAACCAGATCAGCGTTACCACCACCCTTTCGTACTTCAAATTAATCGTCGATGGCGAAGAGGTCATCGAGCGCGACGTCCCCGGCTTCATCTTCAAAGTACGTGGCAAGGATCGCTTGGCAGAGCGCCGCGCCGCCCTGGGTGTGTAAAGCACCTCCACCCTACGGCCACCCCGGTGGCCCTACCCCTTTTCTTTTATAGGACACGACCATGATCGACAAGACCGAAAACCAAAGCACCGACACCCAAGCAGTTGAGAAAAACGAAGAGCAAACCACAGCTACCGCCCAGGCGTGCCGACCGAAGTAGTGCCACTGGAAACCCCGCTGCAGCGTGGCAAAACGTTGGTTAAAGAGATCACCGTGCGTAAACCCATGTCCGGCGGTATGCGTGGCGTCAGCTTGGTCGACATCATGAACTTCGAAGTTACAGCCCTGCATAAAGTGTTGCCCCGCATCACTACGCCATCGCTCACCGAAGCCGAGGTGAAAACGCTCGATATCGTCGACCTCATTCAGCTCGGCACGGCGCTGAACGGTTTTTTGATCCCAAAGAAATTCAAGGAAACCGAGGCCTAGCCCTTCAAAAAAGAGCCCTTCCCGAGTTCGTAGAAGACGCCATGGCGGATCTCGCCATGGTGTTCCACTGGGAACCCCAAGCCATGGACAACATGGAACTCGAAGAACTCATGCAGTGGCGCGAACGCGCCCGCAAACGCCACGAAGGCAGCAAGCCTGGTAAACGCACCAAATAGGGAAAAAGCCGATGTCGCGTAATCTACGCCTGCAAGTCATGTTGAACGCGGTAGATCGCGTCACCGGCCCCCTAAAGCGAATGCGCCAAGGTGCCGGGCAAACCGCCCAAGCCATGCGCGAAACCCGCGACCAGTTAAAAGACCTGCAGCGGCAACAAAGCGACCTCACCAGCTACCGAAAAGCCAACGCCGCCCTGCGCACCAATACCCGCGCAATGCGCGACGCCCGCACGCGCAACCAGCAGTACACCCAGGCACTCGATAAGCAGCGCGAAGCCCACGCCGGTATTAAAGCCGGCCTGACCGTTGCCCGCCGGGAATACGACCGCCTCGCCCGCGAGCTACTCAAAACCAAGCAGCCCAGCGACCAGTTGACCGCCTCGCTGGAACGCGCCCGCGTACGCCTGCACGGCCAGCAGACCGAGTTCGACCGCTCCGCACGCGCGATGCGGGAATACCGCAACCGAACCCGTCACGCAGGCGAAGAGATCAAGCGCCTCACTCAGAACCACGCCACCCAAACCGAGCGCATCCGTGGGCTTAAAACGCGGCTGGATGAAGCGGGCATCAGCACCGACAACCTCGGGCGCAGCGCCCGAGAGCTGCGCACCAAAGAGGAACGCTTAAACACCGCGCTGCAGGAACAAAAACGCCACCTTTCCGAAGTTGCCGAACGCCAGCGCCGCTTAACCCAGGCCCGCGACCGCTACCAGAATGGCATGGCCAACGTCGCCCGCGCCCAAGGGGTAGGCATGGGCATGTTCGGCACCGGCATCGCCCAAGGCTACGCCGCCTCCCGCCTGTTAACGCCTGGCGTTGCCTGGGCGGAACAGATGAGCACCCTACAGGCCGTTGGCCGCTTCGATGCAGACGACGAACGCTACCAAGGGCTACGCCAGCAATCCCGCGACCTAGGATCAACCACCGCCTTCAGCGCAACCGAAGTCGGTGCAGGTCAAGAGTTCCTACTGCGCGCAGGTATGAGCGCCGGGGCCATTCAGGCCTCAATGAAAGACGTGCTCGCGCTATCGCTGGCCAACAACACCGAGCTGGCCCGCGCGGCGGATATCGCTCCAACATCGCCGGTGCGTTCAAGGTCGATATGGAAGCGGAAGGCGCCATGGCCCGCGTCGGGATATCCTCTCAGGTACCGCCAGCCGCGCCAACGTTAACCTGGAAATGCTCGGCGAAACCATGAAGTACCTGGGCGGCGCCGAAGACCTCAAGCTCACCATGGAACAAGCCGCTGCCATGTCGGGCATTCTCGGCAACATCGGCATCCAAGGCAGCCAAGCCGGTACCACCATGCGCGCCATGATGAACCGCCTCACCAATCCGGTTGGTAAGGGCGCCGCAGCTATTCACAACATCGGGCTTGAAGTCGCCGATGCGAGCGGCAACATGCGCGCTATGCCCGATATTCTGCGCGATATCAGCCAGGCCACGGCTGACCTGGGCAACGTCGAACGCAAAGCCATCATGCAGGATATCTTCGGCGTGGAAGCGGGCTCCGGCATGTCGGAACTGGTCGACGCCATGGGCGGTGGCCAGTTGGATGAGATCATCAATGCTCTGGCGACAACATGGGCGAAAACGCCCGTATGGCCGAAGTAATGGCCGACAACATCGGCGGCGATCTAAAGAACCTGCGCAGCGCCTGGGAAGAAGTCGGCATCAGTATTACCGATACCAACGACGGCCCCCTGCGCGACCTGGTGCAAAACATCACCGCCATCACGCGAAGCGTCGGCGACTGGATAAAAGCCAATCCCGAGCTGGCAGGCACCATCGCCAAAGTCGCGGCGGCCATGATCGCCCTGGCCACCATCGGCGGCGCCGTCACGATGACGTTTGCCAGCATTCTCTCCCCACTGCTGTTCGCCCGCTTTGCCATGTCCACCCTGGGCATCCAGGCAGGCGTGCTAGCCCCGGTGTTAAAAACAGCGGGCGCCGCCCTGTTTGCCGTGGGCAAAGCCCTCACGGTTGGCCTACTCGGTGCACTCAAAGCCACGGCGGTATTCCTGGCCACCAACCCCATTGGCTGGGCCATCCTGGCCATCGCCGCCACCGCGCTGGTGATTTATAAATACTGGGAGCCCATCAAAAGCTTTTTCCTGGGCCTATGGCAGCAAGTGAAAGACGCCTTTGGCGACGGCATCGGCGGCGTTACCCGTCTGCTGGTTAACTGGTCACCGCTTGGCTTGCTCTATAGCGGCATTTCCTCCGCGTTAGGCCGCCTGGGGATCGAGCTGCCCGGTTCACTGGCCGAGTTGGGTAGCAAGATGATCGGCGGCCTATCCAACGGTATGAACAGCGCCATGGGCTGGGTGCGCCAATCAGCGGATAGCGTATGGTCAACGGTCAACAACGCCTTCGGCGATGGCATCGGCGGCGTGTCGCGCCTGCTTATCAGTTGGTCACCGCTTGGGCTTCTTTACAGCGCCTTCACCAGCACCCTCGAACGCCTGGGCATTTCAGTGCCGGAGAACTTCCGCAGCCTGGGCGGCTTTATTATCGACGGCCTGCTAGGCGGGCTGACTGAAAAGCTCACCGCCCTACGCGAACGCATGACCAGCATCGCTTCCAGCGTGGCCAACTGGTTCAAAGGCGTGCTCGGCATCAACTCCCCCAGCCGCGTGTTTGAAGGCTTCGGCGTCAATATCGTAGAAGGCATGATCAACGGCATCGGCAGCATGATCGGTGCACTCCGCGACCAAGTGATGGGCATGGCGGGCAATATCGCAGGCTGGGTACAGGACGCCATGGGCAGCGCGCTGGACTCCCTAAGCAACGGTGCCAACCGTGCTATCCAGCTGGGAAGAGAGACCGCCGCGGGGTTAGGGCAAGGCATCCGCGAGGGAGCCAACCGCGCAACGGAAAGCGCCGCCAATCTCGCCAGCAACGTTACCAGCACGGTACGCGGCTGGCTGGACATCCACTCCCCCAGCCGCGTGTTTGCCACCATTGGTAACTACGTTTCCCAAGGCCTGGCCAACGGCATTGAAGCCGATGCCGACAGCCCCGTTAAGCAAGTGCGCAGCATCGCCACCCACCTGCGCAATGCCGCCGCTGGCTCATGCTGGGCGCCGGGGTCGCATCCCCCGCTATCGCCCTGGAAGTGGAGCGGCCTACGTTACCCAAGCTGGGCGCGTTAGAGATCCAACGCCCAGAACTACCCACGCTCTATAGCGAGGTGGCCAAGCCGGACATGCCCACGCTTGATGCCCTTCGCATCGAGCGGCCAACGCTGCCAACGCTACCCGAACTGGGCGCGTTGGAGATCCAACGCCCAGAGCTACCCACGCTCTATAGCGAGGTGGCCAAGCCGGAAATGCCTACGCTTGATGCCCTTCGCATCGAATGGCCAGAACTCCCCCAATTCGACCCGCTGCGCATCGACACCAGCGGTATACAGATCGACTCCCGGCCCCCGCTGCAAAGCCACGCCAGCCAGCCCAGTGGCGGGCTGGTGATTAATGGCGGCATCAATATCGAGATCAACGCCGCCCCGGGCATGGATGAACAAGCACTGGCGCGGCTGGTAAACGCCGAAGTACAGCGCGCCCTGCGCGATGCCGAACGCCGCGCCCTGGCAAACCACCGCAGCGCCTTTCACGACATTGACTGAGGTACTGACAGATGATGATGATTTACGGCATGTTCGTGTTCGCCCTCGACACCGCCGCCTATCAAGAGCTGCAACGCCAAACCCGATGGCGGCAGGAAGCCCAGGGCCGGGTCGGCCTGCTGCCGCCCGCCAGTTCCTTGGCCCAGGGGAAGACACCATCACGCTCACCGGCACCCTTCACCCCCAGTTCACCGGTGGCCAACCCCACCTCGATCAGGTGCGCGATATGGCCAGCCAGGGACACGCCTGGCCATTGATCGAAGGCACCGGCAAAAACTACGGTTTTTTTGTCATGGAAAGCCTAAAGGAGCGCAAGGTTGCTCTCATGCGCGACGGCGCCGCCCAGCAAATTGATTTTGATATGGTGCTGCACCGGGTAGAAGACGATAACGGCAATCTGCTGGCCATGCTCGGCCCGCTGGCAGGCATGGCCATGCGCGCCGTGCCGAGGCTCGTGTAATGATTCCCGCGCGACGCCCCGCCTACGCCATCGGTGGCATGGCTGCCACCGGCCGCCTGCAAAGCCTCACTATCACCGACCGGCGTGGTACCACCACCGACGAACTCACCATGACGCTTGAAGACCACGACGGCCGCCTAGCGATTCCCCCGCGCGGCAAGATCCTGACCGTGGCGCTCGGCTGGGAGGGTGAAGCCCTGGTGGATCGCGGCAGCTTTACCGTGGATGAAGTCGAACACTCAGGCGCGCCGGATGTGCTGACCATCCGTGCCCGCAGCGCCGACCTGCGCAAAGAGAACCCCGCCAAGCGCTGCGAAAGCTATCACGAGAAAACACTCGAAGAGATTGTGGCCACCGCCGCCGGCCGTCTGGGGTTAGCGCCTAACATCGCATCGGCGCTGGCGGGCATTTTTATCGACCACATCGACCAAACCGACGAAAGCGACCTCCACTTTTTGCACCGCCTGGCTGAACGCTATGACGCCTCTGCATGGCCAAAAACGGCAACTTACTGTTTATGCCCATGAACGGCGGCGTTACCGCAGGCGGCACACCCATCCCGATGCTCACCCTCAAGCGCGGCGTAGGCGACACCCACCGCTATCTAATCGCCGACCGCGAAGAGTTCACCGGCGTACTCGCTACTGGAGCGACCTGGAAAGTGCCGAACGAAAAGAGGTGCTGGTGGGCAGTAGCGACAACACCAAACGATTGCGCCACACCTACGCAAGCGAGGCCCATGCCATTGAAGAGGCAAGCGCCGAACTCAAGCGGCTACAGCGCAAGCACTCCGAACTCACCCTGGAACTGGCCGAAGGCCGCGCCGATATTTATCCGGAAACGCCGGTAACCACAGAAGGGTTCAAGGAACAGATCGACGCCACGCCCTGGATCATTGACGAAGTGACTCACAATTTCACAGAGCGGGGCTATACCTGCAGTATTCGGATGGAGACGCGGTGAGTATTAACACAGAGATGACGGCGGGAATTATCGAGCGTAGCTCTTAAAAAGCAGTACCTAACAACTCCCGGCCGTCCGTTGGCCGAGAGCTTTTGGCGTCCGTCTCCTTACAGAAAAGCTGATTCCTTCCAGCTCGCGCATCCAAGCGTCATAGGACAGCATAGACCAAACAAAAGCCCCCATTTGTAAGAAATCGCCGACAAGATTTGTAAGAAATCTCTTACAACTTTGTGTTTAGCATCTTTGACGAAGTGACCCACAATGTCACGGAGCGGAGGTATACGGAGAAACAATGAGGCTCACCGTAGTGTTGCCTAGTGGAAGAAAAGCAGCGCATTTCCATGCCATAATACTCGGCCCGTTTGTAGGAGGCGGCATGGGCATTATTTTTGGTAATCGGGAATTTATTGATGAAACCGCCCTCCCAGGGGCACAGGTTCAGCATTTTTCGCTGGCAGGAACTAACTACGGCGCGTTATTTATTCCTCGGCCAGCCTGGGACGATAACACCGCACTGAAAGTGACCCAGGAGCTTGGCGTTCACATCCCAGAAGATGCCTACGAAATCAAATTTGATACGCTGGATAGCCTGCTGGATGACAACCCGGCCCATGGTTACCGCACTCGGCATCAGTTAGGTTTACCCCCTTATTCTTTAACGGAGTTGAACCTGCTCGGCTCTGGCTTGCTGGAGTCCATTAGCCTGTTTGATCAAGATATGCATGGCTCGGGCTATTATGGCTGCGCCGTTGATGACAATACCCAGCTGTGCCACTATTACAGAAGGCTTTACCGACGCTACGGAGCTTATTTCCTAGCTAACGGTCTAACGCCCTATACCTCCCAGAGAGGAACATGCTATGCATTTATACGCGAATGATCACTTCACACAGCAGCAGCGCAAGGCGGCAACCATTGAGGCCGCACGTAAGCGCTATCTTGCCGCAAAACGGCAAGGCAATGTCAAAGTCAGCCTGAGCGCTGAGGAAGCACAGAAACGCGCTCAGAAGTCCGTTTTTCGCCTGTCCTAATTGTTAGCTTCAAAACAAAACCCCCGGCCACTCCAAATAGCCGGGGGTTTATGCTGTCGCAATCTTCTGGCGAAGCGTTTCCGCCACGCGTGCTATTAGGCGACCACACCACTATGCCAAATTAACTGAGCAATGCATGTAAGCATTTTGCCATCTGTTTGTAAGAAATAACCTACACCGCCCAACACCTGGCTTGCCGAACCACCACCCCTCGATACTGCTTAGCGGTGATAAAGCACCCCTGCCCACCAGCGGTGGGCAACAACCGGCAGCGGCTGCCCACACGATGCGCTTTGAATAACCGGTACTCGCCTTCTACCTCCGCCACCACCAGATCCGCATGGCCAAACGTACGTGCTTCATCCACCACCAACACGTCGCCCTCCATCCACGGCCCGCCTGGCTGCGCGTCCTCGCTGATCTCCACCAGAAAGCAGCTGGGTGAAAATTTTCGCCTATCCATTTCGGCCACTGCTGGGTGCTCCACGCCCACCACTGCTGGCCCCAAGTAATTTACTCGCATGCTGTTGCCCTGTGCTTGCTCCACATTAAGCGACGTATATTAGCGGTTGCCTGTCGCTTCCCTGGCCGCTAATACTGTATAAATTAACAGTCTTACACAAGTAGTGGATCTCAATATGATTGGCCTGGTGGATTGCAACAACTTCTACGTCAGCTGCGAGCGGGTGTTCAATCACAAGCTGAATGGGCGCCCCGTGGGCATTATGTCCAACAACGACGGCTGCATTATCGCCCGATCAGAAGAGCTGAAAGCGCTGGGTATCGAGATGGGCACCCCCGCCCACCAGGTGCGCCACCTGGTGGATCGCGGCGAGATTGTGCTCCACTCCTCCAACTACGAACTTTACGGCGATATGTCCCACCGGGTGCAAGGCATCCTGGAGCGCGAAACCGCCGGGGTAGAGCCCTACTCCATTGATGAAATGTTCGTGCGCATGGATGGCTTCGAGCCTGAAGCGCTGCTGGAGCACGCCCATTCACTGCATCGGATGATTCGCCGTGGCACCGGCATTCCTGTCTGTGTCGGCGTTGCGGCTACCCACACCCTCGCCAAGCTAGCCAACCGCATCGCCAAAAAGCACCCCGGCTACCCCGGCGTGTGCATCCTTCATGCGGAAAGCGACGAAGCCAAACACCTGCTAAAGCAGATCGAAGTAGGCGATGTGTGGGGCGTAGGCCGCCGCCTGAATGAGCGCCTGCAGATCCTTGGCATCAACACCGCCTGGGATCTCCGCGAAGCGGACGCCAAACGCCTACGGCGTAAGTTCTCGGTGAATATGGAGCGCACGGTGCTGGAACTACGCGGCATTAGCTGCCTGAAGATGAACGACGTTAACGAACCCCGCCAGCGCATTATGACCAGCCGATCCTTTGGCCGCCCCACTTCACAGCTTTACGACCTACAGGGCGCTATTCGCCAACACGCCCAACGGGGCGCGGAAAAGCTACGCGAGCAAAAGAGCCTCGCCCGAGCCGTGCTGGTGTTTCTCAAAACCGACCGTTTCCGGCCCGACCTGCCCCAATACTCCCCCAGCCTGGCGGTAGAAATGGAACGCCCCAGCCAGGACACCCGCGACATACTCCACGCCGCCCAGGAAGCGCTGCGCAAGATCTACCGGCCCAAGTACAGCTACAAGAAAGCGGGCGTGATGCTGATCGACCTGACCGACGAGAACCGCCAGCAGCTCAGCCTAATGGATACGCCGCAAACGGAAGAGGAGCGCCAGCGCAGCCAAAAGCTCATGGCCACCATGGACGCACTAAACGAGAAGATGGGAAAAGGAACGGTACGCTTGGGCCTTCCAGAAAAGAACGCCCCCTGGCACCTACGCTGCGCGAACCGAAGCCCGCGCTATACGACTAACTGGGATGAGTTGATGGTGGCTTATACGGATGAGGGGGCGGCTAGAAGAAATACCTAGCTGCGTAGTTTCAATAAAACTAACAACTCATTTCAGAAAACGCTTTAATGCATAAACAAAATTTCTTTTAATGATTCTCAAAAAGTAAACTAAAATCCAATGCAAGCACATATGGAAATAATTTTTCCTTAAAATATCAGACATTTCTTTTAGCATGCCAAATGCTTTTCTATTAAAATCTTTATGAGCATCTTCGCCCTTTACGTATAAAACAAAAACCTCTGAGTCATCATAAATTTCTACACCTTCAATAGGATAACCAATACAAGAAGAAATTATCTCATGGCCTTCATCCTGTGAAAAATTAGTTTTTGTTTTAATATTGTCTACTAGGCTCGCATACATAAGCTCATATTTATTATTTCTTTTATTATATCCTACCGAAATCAATTTGATTTCTGCGCTACCAAAAATACCAGCATCATAAAAATTAAAGCTTAGTGGAAAAAAAACCTCTTTCTCTAAAAAAAAGGTATAGAAAACAATGTTACTACCAATAACCTGGAAATACCTTTTGTGCAAAAAGTGATTATACACTTTAGTATGATGTTTCAAAACACTAAAGAAAAACTCAGCGGCAGGTCGTCCTAACGGATTCATATAAGGGCCTTGCTCTAAGCCATCAATATACTTAATCTCACCACCACCGAAACCACCCTTAAAATCAAAATTTATCCATTTCGGCACGTATACTTTTATACCATTTGGAATAGACACAGGTCTAATAGCATGTGATTCTATATAGAAAAGCGCGTTAGCGACAAAGGCTTTAAAATCTTGTTCAAGAGGAGGAATAGTTTGCGTATTATCACCCGTGACTTCTAAAAAATCATCATTAGTAACTCTATTAAGCATTGCAGCAGGCAAAAAAGCTGATGTTGCTAATCCATTTGAACCATAGTGTGCAACATCCGAAATTTCATTGAAAACCTCTCTTACTTCTTCGAAATAATCTACGGTTATACTATTTATATTTCTATCTGGTTTTTTTCTATCTGCCAGTTCTCTACTTACTACTTTCAACGTTTTTTTATTAATCGCTTGTATTTCATTTATCTTATCTTTGATTACATCCCTCAATATGTAATACCATAACTTTCTCAGAAAAACTAAAATTGAAACTAGTATTAAAAAAGGAGCTAAAGCCTTAAGCAGATCAATAGTCTCTTTCATAGAGATTCCCTATCATAAATTTATTCATTAGAATCGCGCTGCTCTACACCCTGTCGTTTCCCCTCAGGCAAGCTCTCATAAAGCGCATCAATTTCTTTAAAACGAGTAATCCTGTCCTGAACTATATAATTCAAAAGCTCAAACATAGTACCAACACTTTTATCTAAATCTTCATCTTTTATTTCACCAGGATGTACAGACTCATTACCAATTATCCGAATAGCATCAAGTGCTTTCTGGACTTGAGGTAATAACCCATCACTTACAAGTTGTCCAATAGCAGTGTTTATATTTGAGCTTTTCCCTAAAACAATACAGATACGTTGTAAAGCGAGCCTCAACAAGGCTGCAGCCGCTCGAGGTGAGTGTGGATAAACAGCACGCGCTTCAAGAAAATCTTTTTTCGCCTCTTCAGGCATATCCAAATTGGGGTAAGGAACAGATGAGACAATAGGGTAAATCATCTTCCTTCATTATCGCCATGAAAGCCACCAAGCCAGTATGAATGTTCATTACACTGACTGCAGTCCGCTCTTACGACCAGAGGCGGCTCATATTTATTAAAATAAAGCTCCGCCCAATGCATATCGGCATAAACATCACAAATAGGGCACGTGAAAGCTTTTTTTTGATATTCAGGTGGAAAATATTTCATCACACAACCCGCCCAATCCGAATTTCACACCGCCCCAAAATCTCCACATCATGCATATCCTGCGGCTTGATCATTTCCGGCTGGTAATGGTCGTTATCGCTTATCAAGTACAGCGCGCCGCCCGCCAGGCGCTGCACCCGCTTAATCCGCCTCTCGCCGCTAACCAACAGCAAAAACACACCTTCCTGTTTAGGATCACGGTTACTGCGATCCACCAACACCCAGTCCCCATCGGCCAGGGTGCCGTCCATCGAATCGCCACGAACCTTAATGCCTACCACTTGCGCAGGATCTAGCCCCTGCTCGGAAAGCTCAGCGGTGGAGAAGTACAGCGTGGTTTTGACCGGCTCGCCTTCAAAGCTGCGCCCTGCCCCGGCGGCGGCTTCAATGTCGTACATCTTTACCGGAGAGAGATCCGGCCCTGGTTCGCTTAATGGCAAGCCCAGCGGCTGCGACTCAGGAACCGAACGGTTTCCAGTTAATACGTATTGAACATCAACTCCCTGCTCAGCAATGACCGTTAGATAATCTGCTTTCGGGCTGCGTTGACCGCCTTCGTAGAGCATTTGAGTCTTTTTAGTCACTTGGGCAAGATCGCCGAAGAGGGTTTGTGACAACCCTAGCCGCTCCCTTTCCTCTCTAAGCCTTTCACCCAATGAAACCATTTAGTCCTCACAAACTCTTGACATGGAAACCGTTCGGTACCATTCTATTTATGTCTTTTACTTCACAACACACCGCAAGGGAGCCACTGCCATGGCCACACCTGCTGATACATCACCGTTCCCACTCAGGGCCATGGATATCCATGAAGCCCCTGAGCGCTTCCATCATCACGAGGGTACCGCACTGATGACACTTAAACTGCACGGCCGCTCCATCATTTGGAATGCGCTGCAACACCGACTTTTTGTCATTCTCGAAGCAAGTTGCGCAAAGATGATGTCCGGCACTCTGCTCGTCGTCGTTACGCTTTCGACGGTACGTGACGCCACCTGCGGAGGTTATGTATTCCTCATAACCAGCCTTGTCTTCATGCCACTGCTTAAGGCGCTCGATCTTATCGCGCAGCTCTATCTGAGAATTCTCAAGCTCGAGAGCGCCGGTACGCGCTTTTTCTATGACGAGCTGGAGCTGATGAACGTCAGCCTCAAGCTTATCCGCCAAAAGCTCGCGCTTCTTGCGGGTAAAAGCCGGATTGAGATCCTTAAGCTGCTTCGCAACCCTAAGCACCTCCGAAACACTCCCACTTACTTCCAAAAACACGTCATTGACGTCCATCGAGACTACACCCCTTACGGCGAAGGCCAGATAAAAGCGATCACTCATTTCATGGGGGGCCTTCAAGAACATCGGGCCGCCCCTCGCCCTCGCTAAACCATCCAAAGTAAAGGGAGCCACTGCCATGGCCACACCTGTTACTCACAACACCACTACCACCTAGGCCAACAGCGGCAAGCTGCTGCGCTAACTCGACCCTTTAAAAGTCTTTTACTTCACTAAGGAAGCCTAACCCATGGCCACCGCTAACACCATTGCCCCAAAGCCGATTTATGCGCCCAAAGGGTGTAACTCGCCAATCATGACCTACCTCACCGAAGCCGAGCGCGGCAGCTTGGAACGCATTACCCAGCTGGAGATGCGTTCGATGTCGGCCACCGCTCGCATGCTCATGCTGCGCGGCATCGCCCAATACGACCAAGAAACCCTTTCTGCCGATTAACCCGTTGTTCGTGCTTCTGCATAAGGAACGCCGTCATGCACCAAGACACCCGTCGCATCCGTCAACGCTATGCCGCCATCAATTTGGACGACTACGAAGCCAAGTTGATTGACGCCCTGGTCGACTACACCGGCATGTCGAAAGCCACCTTGCTGCGCCAATTGGTGCTGAAAGAAGCGCTCGAAACACTCGGCGTTAGCGACCTTGTGAACACCAGTGTGGGCCAACGTGCATCGTAAAGACAGGCACAAAAAAGGCCCAAAAGGAGCACCCAAAATGCCCCAGAACCACCTAGTGCTGGATGACGAACTCGAACGCCAGCTAGAGGCGGTGCGGCAACAACTTGGCCTGGAAACGATCGACCAGGCCGCCGAATGGCTCGCCCGCCGTCGTTTACGCAAGGGCGTGGGCAATCTCACCGGAAGAGGCCGCGCCCTTTACGAAATCAGGGGGCGCAGTGACTGAGCCAAACGAAGAAGAGAAGGAAGTAGAGAGTTATTCAATGCATGGGTTCAGTCGGCTGCGTTTCGACTGCCCCCATTGCGGTAGCCACATGAAAGTACGGACTTCGAAGACGTACTTAGTCGATTACCGCGAGCTGTACTTTCACTGCACCAATGAATGGGAGTGCGGATACCGCTGCAAGGGAAGGGTAACGCTGGATGAGACATTGGCCTTCAGCTACTGCCCCAAGAAAGGCGTGTATATCAAGCCCTCACCATTTATGAAGCGCCAATGGAAGCTCGAACAACAGGGCCAGATCCCTCTTATTGAACCCCCAATGAGGATACGCACACATGAACGTCACCCCAATAAACGCCAAGAAAGCCCCCTTCGATATAGCTACCGAAGTGCTGTGGCAAAACCGCTGGGATAGCCGCGCCGAAGCGCTGCGAATCACTATCGGCACCCTGGTTCATGACTACGGCATCGCAGAAGCCACCGCCGAAGTGGCCGCCATTCAAGCCTTCGCAGATCTGGATAGCGTCAATCTGGATTCAACCATCGACCTGAACGCCAGCACCTCCCATGTAGTGGTACTTCGCACCCGCAACGGCTGCCCGGTGGTGTTCACCGCCCGCGACCTCGACCGCATGATCCAGCAGGCCCGTGATGCTGGCCTAGCCCAAGTGGTCGATGCCGATACCCGCCGCCCTGTCGTCCTCGAGCACTGAGCTGAATTACTGAGAGAGAGCCATGGCCAACGTGACCCCACTCCCCACACGCAAAGTGCCACCCCGCGTTCACTCAGACCGGGCGGGCTTTGGTGAACTCCGCGCCGAGCTGCACAGCCGCGCGGCGGATCAAGACTTGATCAGCGTCTGGGCGGATCTCCCCTTTCCGGAACGCCGCTTTGTGCTGAAAAGCGCTGGGCTAACTGCTGATGCGACCCAGCAAATCAACCAGCTAGCCAAGCCGGAACGCGCCGCCGTGCGTGCCGCCATCCACCGAATGAGCGACTACGCCAGCGGCCTGAAGGATCAACTGCGCAACCGCGCCCAGCACCCCAGCTGCGAACTTGCCAGCCACGCCCGCCAGGCACTGGCGGAAGGCAACACCAAGGCCGCCCTGCACTGGCTAAGCCTGATCGAAAAGGGGGTGGCATGAACCTCACCGGCACCATGCACACCCTTTATGTGATGAAGGCGCGCTTCGACTACCTGGCCAAGCAACTGGAACAGGCAGGCAACCGCATGGCAGCCGAAGAGCTAAAGCGCGAAGCACACCACTTCGGCTGCCAGCTCACTCAGATCGAAAGCGTACTGGATGACTACCGCATCGATATTGCCGCCGCCCAGCTGCCTGCAGGCACCGATCAAGCGATGGTGCCCGCATGAGCGCGCTGGAACTCGCCTTTGGCCACAGCTCTGGCACCAAAGACTGCTACCTGTACTTAAAGGGCCACTTTGAGCGCCTGCCCTCGCTGGCGGAAAAGCTGGCGGGTGGCTATGCGCACGTTTCCAAACGGCACGGCCACGCCGCCGCTAACCGCTGGTTAGCGCGCAACACCCGCGAGCTCATCGACCCGGCCAGCGTTTACCGCCGCTTTCCTGCCATCGCCAAAGATCTGGAGCGCGGCTTTAACGGGCTGGTCAAACGCGCACCTACCACCATCGAAGGCTTGCAGCTGGGCTGCCACTGGCTGGCCAGCGTCGAAAAGAATCTGGTGCTGAACGGCCTGAACGTCACCCACGACGATGAAGCGTTTATCAACCACGCTGATGCCCAGGCCACGGCCATCGAGCGCGAACTCAGCAAGCTGATCGGGGGCATTGCCGCGCATAACCGGCGCCTGCGCCTGGGCTTGCTGCCGCCACCGCTGAACCTGAAAACGCCCAAGGCGCGCACCCTTTCCGGCCAAGCGCGGGAAGTCGCCCTGCAAATCGCCGATTCCCGCAATCCGTTAAGCCCGCCTTTGGGCGTCATTCCATTGATGGCAGTGTTCAACTGGCACCGTGCGCCGGTCATGAGCCTATCCGTCGTTAATGAAATGGCGCTCGTCAAAGCCCGCCACCGTGCGCGCCTGCACGGCATCAACCCGCCCAGCCTCAAGCTGAAAAGCGCCGTGCAGCTGGCCAAGCTCACCGCCCCTGACTGGTGGCGTCGGCAGCTGCGCCGCCTGGGCGGCCGCCGGTTGGAACAGGTGCAACGGGAAGCCCACCGCGTGCATAAGCGCGCAGGCATTTACTGCAGCAACGTCACGCTGGAACGCCGCCGTTCCCAGAAGAACCGCAACCGCGCCCTGCTTGAGGCGCTGGAAGCCATCAATCAGGAAGGCCAGGTCTATACCCTCGCCGAGCTCGCCGAGTTGGGCTTATCGAACCCCGACCACCGCCGGCTGAATTGATGCTGCGCATCAGCGACACCGAGGCTGAGTCCCGCCGATTGGGCCATGTGGTATGTTCTACACCATCACCGCGCCCAGCCGTTTCCACCCGGTGATCTCCGAAAACAGCGTCAGCAACCCGAAGTATGACGGCAGCACCCCGCGCGAAGCCCAGGCCCACCTGCAGCAGGTATGGCACGCGCCCGCGCGGCGTTAGCCCGCGAGAACCTGGGCATTTACGGCATTCGTGTGTGGAACCTCACCACGACGGCACGCCCCACTGGCACCTGTTGCTGTGGATGAAGCCGGAGCACACAAAGCGTGTAAACGAGATCTTGCGCAGCCACGCGGAAGCGGACACCCCCGAAGAGCTGTTTGACCGTCGCGGCAACAAGACCACCGCCCGCTTCAAGGTGGAAAAGATCGACTACCAGCGCGGTACCGCCGCGGGCTACGTGGCCAAGTACATCAGCAAGAACATCAACGGCGAGCAGTTCGTCCGTGATGGCGTGAAAAACGATGACAAAGACCGCTATGGCCACGAGCTAAACAGCGCCGCGCCGCGCATTGAGTCGTGGGCGGCGGTGTGGGGCATTCGCCAGTTTCAGTTCGTCGGCCTGCCCAGCGTGACCGTGTGGCGGGAAGTGCGCCGCCTGAACGAAAAGCACATCGATGAGCTGGAGAGCTGGGAGCAAGCTACCCGCCCAGATAAACGCATCGCCGGCCGGTTGGAGCAGATCCGCAAGGCAGCCAACGCAGGCCAGTGGGATCAATTCTTACGCCTAATGGGCGGCCCCAACCTGCCCCGCAAACAGCGCCCTGTTAAGCCGTGGACGATGCCCCGCGTGGATCTTGACCGCGCTGAATTTAGCCACGCCACCGGCGAGGTGCGCGAAGGCATCGAGCCAAAGGCCGCCACGGCGAAAGCAAGCTGGGCACCTTCGGCATCGTCGTATCCGACGGCCGTGGCAACGAACACGAATACCTGACCCGCTTCTACCGCTGGCAAGTGCGCGGCAAGTCGCAGCGGCACCAGGGGGTTTCGGGAGGCGGCGAAGCCGCGTCCCCTTGGACTCGTGTCACTAACTGTACGCAGGGGCCAGATATCCAGCCCCGAGAGCCATCCCCCGAAGAGAAAAAAGCCCAGCGCGAACGTCTCGAAGAGTGGAAGCGCTCAGAAATTTACCGGGCCGAAGCGGAAGACGCCTACCGCGAAGGCCAGAAAGCCATAGAAGCCGCGCGAAAACTCTTCGCGCCGTCCAAACCTACCCAGCAGGAAGAGTACTTCCCGCCCGAACTTTGCTAACCGAAGGAAGAACGATGGCAGATAACGCCGACCGCGCCGCGGTCACCATCCAACAAAGCCTGGAGGCCACGCTGGCACGCCGCGCCACACTCGCCACCCAGGCCGCCAACGATGAATGCGTTGATTGCGGCTACGAGATCCCAGCCCAACGCCGCAAAGCCGCGCCATGGGCCACCACCTGCATCGAGTGCCAGGGCATTCGTGAACTGAAAAACAAACAAGGACGGTAAGCGATGAAAAACCCAATACCCGCCAACCACCGCTTTGCCATTACCTTGCTCGCCGCAGGTTTTGGCCTGGGCGCCGCTTTCCAACTAGGCGTGAGCACCGTTAGCCACTTCAAGCCCCGCATAGAGGTGATCGAGATCCGCACTCAAGCAAAAGCGGTGCCCAAGGGCATCGCGCAGCGGTTCGAGTTTTAGGGGGAAGCATGGAGAAAAATCACGCACCACCCAAAGGCGGCACCGTGGCAAGGCAAGCCGCCATGCTCTGCCAGGATCAAGCCTTCCAGCTCTACCTGGATCGCCGCCGCCGGGCCAAGTTTGGCATTGAGCCCAGCGCCTTACCCGACGGCACCCACAACGAACAGGACGCCCGGGATTGGTTAATCGCGGCCTGCCAAATCAACAGCCGCGCCGAGCTGGACAGCAACCCAGCCGCGCGCCAAACGTTTCGCATCATTCGCAACCGCTTCAACCGCTGGCGGGCTAAACAGAAGGGAGAAAAGAACCAATGAGCATTAACGATCAACGTGATATCGATAAAGAGCTAGCCGATGCTTTGGCCCGCGCAAAGGCAGGGGTAGATCTGACGAAGATTGAGCTGCCGGATGTGGTGGTGTTTCCCCGGCTGATTCCGGCAATGCCCGCGACAGCAAGAAAGGCGCGCAGCACTGGCATCCTATTAGGGAGGCCTGGGCCACGATTCGTGAAGCGTGGCCACCATGTGCGCTATCGCCTATCTGACGTATACGCCTGGCTGGAATCAAGCGAAAGCTATTCAAGCACCGCTGAAGCCTCAATGCGCAGCGCTACTTCCATCGCCTCGTAACTCCTTGCCCATGACCTATTTCCCCTGCCCGATCTGAGCAAAAAGCTGTACCGCATTACGCTTATGGTCGGGCTGGAGGTGGGCATAGTATTTGATCGTCGTCTGAATATCCGAGTGAGCCATCAGTTTGCTCACCGTGAGAAGATCCACTCCCGCCATGACCAACTGACTCGCAAAGTTATGGCGCAGCGTATATAGCACCATTCCATCGTTAAGCCCTGCCAACTGACGCACCCGCTTCCACGGTTTCCGCATTGCATCTTTACCCAGCCGCTTGCCCGTAACGGGTGATGAAAACACATAGCCGCTGCTGGGCTTCCCTTGCTGTTCCCACCATGTTTCCAGCACTTCCACGGCCGGGTCTGAAAGCGGGAAAGTCTGCGGCTCGGGAGATTGGTGCGCGGTTTTTTCGATGATTTTGCGAATGCTCTTAAACTCGAAACTCACGTGTGGCCAACGAAGACCAAATAAATCACCTGGTCGAAACCCGGTGTAATACATGAGCAGTAGCCACGGCGCGGCATGATCCACATACGCCACTCCATCAAGGTCGGGTAAATACCGCTTACCATGCGCCCGGCTGCTTCTGCGTTGCGCCCGCTTTTCCTCTTGGTAGGCGTCCAGACCAGCAAAAAAGGCTTCACGCTCGCTAGCTTCCAGGTAACGGCGCCCCTCGTCCGCTTCGAGCTGATCGTCCGTAAGCGCTGGCTTTTGAAGCTTGATATCTTTTAGCGGATTTTGAGTAATGACGCCGCGCTTAGCCGCGTGATTCAGCAGTGTTTGCAGTGCGCCATAGGAGCGTTTCAGGGTTTGGTAAGCCTGGGGTTTTACCGGTGGGTCTGCATCCGGGGCTCCTGCCTCTTTTTGAGATTGCCAGCGTTCAACATCGGCGAGGCCGAGGGTTTCCATCGGCTTATCAAGCCAATCGGTAAAGCTATTTTCGATACGTCGTAGGGTGGCGTCGCCATCCTTGCGGCGCTTCTGATGATCAGCATAATCAGTCTGCAAGTAAGATCTAAGCGTTTGTTGCTGCTGGTGTTGCGCTTCGGCCTTCGTCTCTTCGATCACCGCACGGGGATCGCCCCCTTGGGCAACGACAGCCAACGCCTCGCGCGCGGTTTCGCGCGCTTGAGTAGCGGTGAAGACACCGTATTTGCCAATGGTGAGCATGCGTTGGTTGCCCGTCTTAGTCCGATAGTAAAGACGAAACGACAACCCCCGCTGGCCGTGGCGAACATGAAAGCCTGCCAGTTCGGTATCAAAAACATCATTGCCAGGTGGTGATTTACTAAGCTCTAATAAAAAACGCGCGGTCAGCTTAGCTTTCTCAGTGCTCTTGCCCACTCCATACTCCGATAAGTCGAAAAACTAGGTAGCAAATAGGTAGCAAGATGAGGATAAAGGGGGTCAACGCCAGCAACAAGTCGAAATGAAAAACACCAAATAAGCCATTGATTTAAATAATATATACTTACCCACAAGTTTCTGGGGATATATCGAGTTATCTTATCCACAGGCCTTCGGGAGGCAGAG